TGTTATCAAGATCCATTTGAAGATAACAATACCAGCACAACTGTGTACCAAACAATGAATCCTGCTGATGTTGAAGGAGATGTGCGTATGTGGTATCAAATTACTTGTGTATATAATGGTGGGCCTGTGGGATATTACAAACAGAGTACACGATCTGAAACTGAGGCACAACTAGTACAAAATATTAAAGACTCCTTTAAGTTCTACCAAACAAATATGAGGACAGGTAAAGTGCACGAAATGGAGTGGCACCATGTACAAATGAGTAATGCAAATGACTTCTTAGGAGTTATTCAAGGAATAGGATACGAGGGAGACAGAGAAGCAGCTACACGATTTGGTGCATTCTGTGATGGTGCTGTCAATGCATATGTATTTGCATCAAACTGGGCAGGTACATGGGTAACGAATCAAGCATTAGGTATAGCAGAAATACGAGGAAATGTAAATAGAATAAATGGATTTGCTATGGATCCGCTTGGGTGGGCAACATTGCGTAATAAGGATGCTACGAACACATGGATATGGAGTCCAAGTCATCATCCAGATAGACTTGAAGATACTTCTGAAAATAAAAAAGATCCGTATCCTAATATAACATCGGGTGCTGCAGATAGCAATTATTTGAAGGCTACAGCATCAATGGATGACGAAGATTATTTTAGAACTCAAGCAGACAATTCATACTGGGCAAATAACTACCCATTAGATACAGCGTAAGGAATAAATGGCACTGACTTTAAGTAAACAAACTGTAAATTTTGTATTGGATCAAGGGGCCACCCTTGAAAAGACCATTACCGCACAAAACTCTGCCGGTGGGAATGTCACTATTTCTTCTGGTACTTGTGCCGCTAAGATGCGTCAATCTACATATTCTGGTAACAATATACATTCTTTCACACCTTCCATTTCTGGATCGAATGTGACAATTTCTATGACTGCAACAAATACTGCAAACATTGCTGCTGGTCAGTATGCATATGATATAGAATATACTCAGTCAGATGGAACTACAATAGAACGATTAGCAGAAGGTATTGTAACCGTATCTCCAGAATCTACGAAGTAAGGATTTAAACAAATGACACAACCTACATCTAGAACTACATTTAAAGATTATTGTAAAAGAAAATTGGGGCATCCAGTTGTTGAACTGAATCTTGATGATGACCAAATTGAAGACACTATTGATGACGCAATAACTTACTGGCAAGAATATCATTTTGATGGTACACATCCAGAATTTGTAAAGAAACAAATTACTGCTTCAACTCAATTATTAGCCTCATCATCAACTGGTACTTTTTCTAATGGAGAAACCATTGAAGGAGGAACGAGTGGACTTAGGGCTACACTTCATCAATACCACAGTGCAAACACTACAATAAGATATTCAAGTCCTGTTACAAAAAATAATTCTAATGCCATAGCAGTTGGAGATGGTAACACATATTACACTGATACTACAACAACATGGACTGCGGGAGAAACTATTACTGGAGCTTCAAGTGGTGCAACAGCAACTGTTCATGCCAGTACAACTCAAACTATCGGTGATATAGATAATCATTATCTTTCGTTGGATGAGAGTTATATTGGTATCACAGGAATTATACCACTTTCCGAAAACTTGAGTGGTAGTACAAATATGTTTTCAGTCAACTATCAATACGCATTGAATGACCTTTATACTATGGGGTCAGCTGGTGATGTGAAAAGCTATGTTTTCACACAACAATATCTTTCTACTATTCAAAATCTTTTCTCTGGAATGCCTAGATTCAGATTCAATCGTCACAGAGATAGAGTTTATCTTGATATAGATTGGAGCTCTGACCTTCAAATAGATGATTTTGTTATAGTTGAAGCTTATGCATCAATGAATCCAGAAACATATACTGATGCCTATAATGATATTTTTCTCAAAAAATACTGTACAGCGCTACTAAAAAGGCAATGGGGAATGAACCTTATAAAATTTGAAGGTGTCCAATTGCCAGGTGGTGTTACTCTCAATGGAAGACAATTATATGATGACGCAATTACAGAAATTGAAAAATTAGAAGTTGAAGGAAGGCTAGAGTATCAGCTGCCCGATGATTTCTACATGGGTTAGAGGATATAAATGGCAACCAATCATTACTTTAATCATTATGGAACGAATACACCAGATCAGCGTTTAGTTGAAAGTATCGTAATTGAGTCTATTAAATCTTTTGGTATTGATGTTCACTACATGCCTAGAACTCAGGTCAATACAGATTCTATCTACGGAGAGGATCGTATTTCTAAGTTTGAAGATGCTCGTATGGTAGAAGTGTACATTAAGAGCATAGATGGATTTGAGGGTGATGGTACATTTGTAAGTAACTTTGGACTAGAAGTAAGAGATCAAATTACTTTTACAATTTCTCGTAGAAGATTTATAGATTTAAATTTTGAAACAGGCAATAGAGATAAAGAACCACTAGAAGGTGACCTTATTTTCTTTCCTTTGTCTGACTCCCTTTTTGAGATTAAACACGTGCAAGATACGAATGTTTTCTATCAGATGGGTGGACTACAAACTTTTGATTTAGTTTGTGAACTCTTTGAATACGCTGATGAAGCAATTGATACTGGTATCGCTGTACTTGATCAAATTGAAATTGATAATTCTTATTCAATAAAATTTACTCTTGGTGCAGGAACTGGTACATTTACGGTTGGTGAATCAGTTTATCAAGGGTCTACTGGTTATTCAAATGCCACAATTAAGGGTGAGATATTTGCAGTAACTGGTACTGATCTGGAATATAAAAATCTCTTAACTGAGGGTGGTGATAATCTGGTTAGAGAAGACGGTAATGCTCTGGTCGCAGAGGGAACTGTTACTGATACTTCTGAATACACAACTCTTACTATTGGTAATATCATAGGTGCATTTAGTGATTCCAGTAAAATCTTTGAATTTCCATATTCCTTTAAACAAGAGGATGGAGATACTACATCAGATAGTATTCTGTTAGAAGATGAAAGTCTTACTACACCAAACTCTTCTGCTACGGGTAAACTTATGATTGAAACAACTGCTTCTTATGTGGTTTCTTCTTTTGATGATAAGACAATATCAACTGGTGCATCAACTGGAGTACAGGCTGATCCATACGCAAACAACGTAGCGATTGAAACTGTGGCTGATTCTATACTTGACTTCTCAGAAGGTAATCCATTTAGTGAAGGAACAGGGTACTAATGTTAGGATCTACCTTTTATCATCAAACTATAAGAAAATATGTAGCAGTGTTTGGAACTCTTTTCAATGATATCAATATTGAAAGGAAAAATTCAAGTGGTGTTGTTGTTGAGAGAGTAAAAGTTCCTCTTGCGTATGGCCCCAAACAGAAGTGGCTACTTGCCATTCAACAGACCACCGCAGATAGAAAAGTTATAGCGACGAGAACTCCAAGGATGGGGTTTGCAATGACAGGAGTTTCTTACGACTCAGCAAGAAAATTGAATACGATTGGTAGAAATGTCGCAGCAAACACTTCTTCTACTACTACCAATATGATCACAATGTATAATCCTGTTCCTTACAATTTTGATTTCCAACTGTTCATACTTGTCAAAAATGCTGAAGATGGAACTCAAATTTTAGAACAGATACTTCCTTATTTTACACCAGAGTTTACTGTTACCGTCAATACAATTCCCGATATGAACATCAAGGCAGATGTTCCTATTCTGTTAAACTCTTCTGATGTAGCAGATGAGTATGAAGGTGATTTATCAGCAAGAAGAACTATTACTTGGACTCTTTCATTTACACTTAAAGGGCTTATCTATCCAAATGTTACATCTGGTCAAATTATTAAATCAATTGAAGTTAATTTCCGAATTCCAGGCGGTGACACAGAAATTGAACCTCCAGAATTTATCATATTTGAAGATAGCACACCAGATACCATAAACTATATACTATTAGACGGATTACATGAAGGTGATGAATACACCACATTTAATAGAGCAAGAATTGTAAACGAAAGTACAACTGATGGTACACAAGATGCTACAATAAAATCTCGCGTTACAATTGCACCTTCACCACTTTCCGCAACAGCAAATTCAGATTACGGATTTTCAGAAACACTTGAGTTTTTTGATGAAGGTAAATACAACGATCCAACAACTGGTACTGATATAACAACATGAGAGATGTGACACCTATGAATGTAGATGACCATTTAGATGAAGTTTTAGGAATTGTAGAAAAGCCTAAGAAGGAAGTCGTTAAGACAGAGCGTATTGTTCCTGCTATCACAGCTGATGATAGTGGCGATAGTGAAATAGATTTCCAATATGTGAGAGAGAACCTTTACAATCTCATAGAACGAGGACAAGATGGGTTGGAGGAAATGCTTGAAATTGCTAAAAGTTCAGAACACCCTCGTGCAATGGAAGTTTTTGGACAGTTGATAGGAAAACTTACTGACACGAATAAAGAACTGTTAAATTTACATAAAACAAAAAAAGATATTTCACAGGAAACTTCTGGCCCCAAAAATGTTTCCAATAATCTTTTTGTGGGTTCAACAGCAGAATTACAGAAATTTCTTAAAACAGGAAAATCAATAAAAAATGAATAAAGAGAAATGTGATGGCCAAACAGTCTTACCTCGGAAATCCTAATTTAAAAGGTA